TGCCATCAATGTCCGATTTGTCCTGCGCAATCATCTTCGAAAATTTGTCCCATCCCTCGATTGCAGCATCGCTTAGAAAATGCTTGTCCTTTGTGTCTTCCTCAAGCTTGGTCGTTACCTTGTTGATGCTTATCAAGGCGTGATCTGCAAACCGCTTCCACTCACTATCCATCCGTGCAAAGAAGATGGTTTTATTAACCATGAATTGTTTGGCTTTGGCTTCGTCGCCTTCAAAGGTTTCTTCCGTTAGCTTCTGATATTCTCGCAGATTGTCGAACACGGCGGCAGGAATGCCGAACATCTGTTGCAGATACGCTTGTGCTCGCGGTGTCTGTTTCTCATAAAAATCGAAAACATCATTCACTGCCTTTTTGTAATCCTCCGCGTCCACATCAGCTATCAATTTATTACCTAGCTCGACGCCCTTGCCGCCCATCTTCTCCAAATCTTGAAACAACTGGCTACCTTGATGAAAAGTTTGCAGCTCTTTCAACTTACCGGAAAACCCGGCCATATAAGCATCAGCTTGCTTCGTCTCGATACCCATCATTTTCATGGCTTGGCGCATCTGTGAAATGTCGCCGGCGGCAAATTTGGTATCCTGCGAAAACATCGTCAGTTGTTGTCGGCTTTCGGCAAACTCGTTAATGCCTTCCGACAATTTCTTGATGCTCTCAACCGTTCCGCCGATCCCCATGACGGACTTACCAAAGCCTATGACATAACTTCCCATCGCAGTCATGCTGCGCAAGGCTTGGTTCGAGCTGGCTTCTACACCGCCGAATGACTTCCCAAATTTTTCAATATTGCCGGCACTCTCACTACCGCTTTCCTTGGCCGTTTGATTAAGTGCACGAAGCTCGCGAGCAATACTCCGTAAACCCGGAGTAATGCTATCACGCAACATGATTTCCAATTCTTCGCGCGTCGGCATTATTGCGTCGCCTGTTTCGGAACGGCCTTGCTATGATCAACTGTCACTTGATTGATCAATGGCCCATCAGCATCGGCATCTGTCTTGACGCCCGGAGGAACGTTTTTGAATTGCACTCTAAGATCAACGGATGGTTGATCCCAAATCGATTTGGAAGCCTTGTCATCAACTCGCTTACGCGCGGCATTCGCGTCACTTGGATCATCAATCAATTTACTGCCATGCGGTCCGCGCCATTCCAGATGCGGCGCATCCTTCTCCGGCAATGGCTGCCCGATATTCCAACGCTCTTTTGCCTGCGCCCACTTCTCGGGATTTTCCCTGATCCATCTTTGCATTGCCGGTGAAAGACTTTCAGCGTCATCAATATCCCAAGCGGCGCCCATGCCATGAGATGAATAACCACCGCCCCACCGCTTTGGCCGTGGATTATACGAACCAAGCTTTTTGATCGGTGCGCCGGCTTTTTTCAGCTCGTCCGTCAATCCCTTGATATCGGCGAGAGCTTGAGGATTGGCCGTCACCGGACCGTAAGGCGTTTGAATTGATTTCAATTCCGATGCTTCGAATGGCATTGGATGCCCGTGACGCTGGAAATAGTTATAACTGCTACCAGCCGGCGCTGCTCCTCCTGCTACGGCTTGTTTGCCACTGACATCAACTTGCGGAGACGGCATTCCCTCCGCTCTGCCTTGTTCGCTGTCTGGCGCCGGCGGTGTTGTTGTCACAGTGCCATCAGGCTTTGTTATTGTCTTACTGCCATCCGGCGCAGTTGTCGTCTTGGTGCCGTCCGCATCCGTTGTTGTGGTCGCCTCGCCTTGAGCTCGGCCAGCGCGGCCGGGACGGAAGCCACCACCGCCCGCCTGTAACGCACCACCATGCGCGCCACCAAACCCGCCAGTAGGGTCAGCCGTCAAGCCTCCATACATGTCCTTTAGTATGCGGTCGATATCCTGCAACGCCTTGTTGCCGGCCTTTGTATTGTCTTGCTTCTCTTGTTGATGCTCTTGAGCTTCTGCCGGCGTCCCCCAGCCAAGCCAATCCCACGCCGATGGCATCTTGGTATTACTCGCCTTCTGCAACAATTCTTTCGCCTTCTCATACAAGGATTTCAGTGCCTCGAAATCCTTGATGTCCTGTGCAATCGTCTTCGTCACCAAATCCCATTCGGCATTCATCCAATCGCTGAATGCGTGGCTACCTTTAGTCTGCGCATTCACGTCGCCCCAAAACTTGTTGATGTCCGTCAAAGCGTGATCGGCAAATATATTCCATTCATTTTCCATACGACGAAAGAAAAGAACCTTGTTGATCATGTATTGTTGTGAAGCAGCTTCGTTTGCCTGATAACGCTCGCCAAGCCTCGCGTTAATTTCCTTTTGAAATTCCTCAAAATGCGCAAGCAACGCTTGCGGCCAACCGAACACTTCCGAAAGATAAGCTTGAGCTCGCGGAGTTTGCTTTTGATAAAACTGCAGTATCTCTTCGATAGCCGCTGTATAATCGCCGGCGTTGACCTTCGCCAGTAACTGCCGAGCTTCCTTCTCACCCGCCGGTCCCATCTTGGCAAGGTCTTGATATAGCGGACTGCTCTCACGGAATGTTTGCAGCTGTTGAAGCTTACCAGTCAATCCGCTGATATACTTGTCGGCTTGCTCGGTTTTGATGCCCATCGCGTCCATGGCATCACGCATGCTCTCAATTTCTTCGGTCGCAAGATTGACATTCTCGCCGAAGAATTTCAGCTGCGTTGTACTTGTAGCAAATTCATTGATGCCATCGCCGATTTGTTTGATCGTTTCGACAACGCCACCAACGCCAAGCAAGTCCTTACCAAAATCGAGAATAGTTTCGCCAACCTCCTTGAAATGGCGAAGCCCTTCGCGAGCAGATGCCGTCATTCCCTCGTTTGACTTGCGTATTTTGTCAACAGTACCCGAATGAGCTTCGCCGGCTTCCTTGGCCAGCTTGTTCATCTCCTTCAACTGCTTTCCAATATTTTGCAGTTGTGGAGTAATGCTATCCTTTAGAGCTATCTCGAATTCGGTTCGCTGATCAACCATTGTCGGGCGGAGCTCTAAGTTGCTGCAGGCGATCCGTCATCAGCAAATGACGAATAACCACGCTGACAGGCTTGGCTAGGAAAACGTCCGGATCGATCTTGTATTCGAAAGCTAACCGGTAGCAATCGAGAATGATATCTTCGATAGGTCCGGCAGAAAAAAACCCGTCACCATGAGAGCCGCCGTCTCCCAATCCTTCGCAGTCAAACTGTTGATCGTTGAAGGCGGCACAACAGCCAACCGTGCCAACATCGCTGACATGGCTTTCGCGTCATAAGTGATCTTTGGCGGGTCTTGCGAAAAATCGACTTCGACGGGATTACCACAATGAGCAATGTCGGCACCAGTCGGTTCGCGAAAATGCAATTCCAAAGTCTCCTCGCCGTTCGCGATCACCGGCTTTGTCAAAGTGACTTTGGCCACGTTAACGGCAGCGCCGTTAAGCTTCTCAACCATGACTTACCCTCCCGATTTAGCCGCGATCAAATTTCGTCGCAGCTGACACCTTCGAACCTGACACGGCCTTGACCTTCCCGCGTATTCAATTCGAAAGCCGAACGTGTCCACGCTTCGCGCAGCACGTATGTCTTGCCGTTCGCTAGCTCCGCTGTCACGGTGCTATTAACGATCCCTTCCATTGCTGTCCAACTCAGCGTTGGAATAGTCGAAATGTCACCTTCGATGAATGGCACACGTGGCATCTCGCTGAAACCATGCACGTAGTCTTGACCCGATATACCTGCTCGTTCCAATGACGACGGGCTTACAGTGAAGTTGCCGCGAAGTGGATAGATGCCACCATCCACTTTTAACCACGCGGTGCCGGCAATTCGTTGCGCCAATTTACCCTCCTATTGTTATGCCAAAGCAATTTGCTGGGCGGCTGCTGTGCTATTGATGCCAACCATCTCATCTGACATCAACCGGAATTGCGCAAGCACAGCGAACATCCTCAAACCCGAAATCAGGTTTGGCGGATACAGCACATTGACCCTTGTTGGATCAGTGCTATCTCGCTCAACGATCAGGTTGTTGACGAAGGTGTCCACGTCTTCAACCAAGCCGTTGAATTCATCGATGCGATATTGCGCCACCAATTCCGCAGCGATTGATTTCGGAGTGACGATGGCCTGACCGGGACCAAACAACGTCCCATCGTCGGCAATCTTGTGCCGCGGCCATTTGTTCGTGACCGCCGCGCGCTGATTTCGCAGAAGCTTCGCCAACGTCGCCAGCGTCGTCGCATCGGTATAGGCGATATCTTCGAAGCCATAGCTGTTGAGCTGATAGGTTGTCGTTTCCCGCGAAATCATCGGAGTATTGCCGGCCACCGTCCGCTGTGTTCCCATGCCCGTCAGCGCCAACGAATTGAGCTCGGACATGATAAATCGCTGATGCAGGGGAGCCGGGAGGATGCCCGTCAATTGGAGGGTTTGGAGAGGGCGGGCCGGGTCATCAGTGAAGCCACGGGCTGCTTTCCCCGTATACGCCGCGGCCCATTCCCATACCGGGGACGGCGAAGCCTGCTCGATGGAAAGAATGGATGTTTGCGGACAATTCCGTGAGGCGCCGAACGTGAGCAGGTTGGCGTATGTGTCACGCTTGGCCGACCATATCGAACCGAAGAGCTGGCGCATCCAGCCCCAGCGACCGCTATCGGTGAAGCCGAATTCTGTCTCCCAAGCGAGCAACGTAGTGCTGTCGGTAAACGGGAGGCAAACGAATTCGGCTGCCATCTCACCCATGTTTGCAATCGCGTTGTCGAACAGCGGAGTGCCGGCACCGCCAGTCAACGTCGCGCCGCTGTAGGTCAACGTCAAACCCTGCGGCAATTGCTCACCACCCGGTCCGTTGTAATAGGTATCAAGCATCGTGATGTCGTCGCCAACGATGCCCTTGAATTTTGCTTTGACTGTCACCGCCGCAGCCGTGACCGTCGATGTCACGCAAAGATCACCGCTGACATTGGCATTGATGCCGGCGTTGATGTTGATCGCCACATCATCAATCGTATCGTCGGCCGCGACGAAAACCTGTATGTGCTTGCCGCCGATGTACAAATCGAGGATACCGGCTTGCGTCGGAGGCGTCGCCACCGTGATCGTACCTGTCGCTTGCGATCCTGTCGGATCAGCCACCGGAAGGCACCAGCACTCTTGCGAGGCATTCACCTTGAAGAATGCTCTGGCCACGGCTGCAAGATGCGAACCTTGACCGAACAGACTATCGGCTAGCGAAGGTGATTGACACGGCACCGGAACATCCGCCGTAGCTGTACCAGTAGAAAGCATCTGACCGACGAGCAATGCCGGCAGCGCATAGATCGGCTGACCAGCCATTGAGCTGTCGATTTCGACCCAATATAGCGGTTGCCGCCAATTGGAAGGTATGTTGTTAAACGAGATAGGCATTGCTCATCTCCATTGGTTACGAGGCACTTTCATCGTGACGATGGTGCCTTTGATGTGTCGCTTTCTTGCTGTCTTCCACGACAACATCACCGTCCTTGATGCGTCGCTTCGTGAAAGCATCATCAGGCCAATTGACTGATGTGCTTGTGTCGGCGAAGCCGACTTTCGTCAATGGATGCTTGAGGACTTTTGCATATTCCTCATTCTTGCAGATCACTCTAACCATTGCTGTCATCTCCTATCATGTCCACATCGTACACGGAGAAGATATGCTGATTGTCCGTGTCGCCGGGCGGATGCACGGTTTCGACGTGAACCACTTCAAGCATGTTCTCCACATACGGCTCGTATTCGATTGCACCTAAACTGCAGAACAATTCAAGCCGCAGCTCGCCATAAGGTGTCTCATTGTTCTGTAAGCCTGTCACACCATAGAAGTGCGAGCGGCTGCCGCGTGTGAAGCCCTGAATGACATAACCGTTTTGCGGTTGGATGCGCGGATCAAACGCTTTCGTGCGAATGAAAGTCGGATCACGCAAGAGGCCATCCATGATATATTGATAAGCGTCATCTAATCGGTCTTCCAACTTGTCCGGATCGTTGTTGATCAACATCACGCTGAAGCCAAGACGCACGACGGATTGAAAGCGGACTTCGCCAGCGTCGTAATCTCCATCCGGCCCCAACTGCTCATTGAGAAAATAAACGCTACAATATGGCATCATATTGGGCATCACCTTCAAGACGTGGCTACGCTTGAACGTGAAGCCTTGAAAGAATGTCAATGCCTGTATCTTCGCCAAAGCGTTGTCGCGGACTTGGAACGCAATCGATCTTTGGACGGTCCGAACGTGAGGAATTTTTCCGTGAATGCGAAGTTGAGCGGCGGCGCTTTGAGCAGGATTGGTCATGGCTTAGGCAATGTCCATCGTCGTAGCGTCAGTGTCGTT